CCGCAAACGACCATCCAATAATCCATAGGGAAACGAGAACAAATGTCGCACGCTTACCCGTGTTACCTTCAGAAACCCAATCCAATAAGTATATAAACGCCTCGCTCATTCTCTAATCTCCTCAATCTGCTTACCGCAGCCCGGGCAATATTCTGATCCCGGCATATCATGCGCATAGACCGTCTCCTTGTAGTCGTCACAGCTACGTGCCCAGCCTTGTCCTCGTGGCTCCCACCGACATTTACCCGCTAACCGCTCGTGGAGGGCGATGGCTTGGGCTGGTAGGGCGTATTCACAGGCTCGGCACATAAGCACACTCATCCCAGCGTGTATGTAGCACTCCCCGCCACAACAAGGGCATGGTGGTAGATTGGTCATTCCTTTTTCCACTCCTCCTGTTGCAGCACCTCACAGCAGCTCTTACAAACGATACGCGACCTCGACCAGTTATTCATCTTCTCTACCTTTCCTGTTGTGTGTGTGTAATTCCTGGAGACTACCAGCAAACCTCCTGTAAACCCGCAACAGTCAATCGTTTGTTCGCTTCCTTTAGCTGTGTCTGAATGCCTTCAACCTGACTCTCCAGGTCTTTGATGTAGTTAGTTCGCAGTAAGTCTGCGTGCTTTTCGACAATGGCTTTCCGCAGCTTCTGAGCTGATGTGATGGAGAGTTGACCGTGAACGACTTTCGCCCAAGGTTTCCCTGCGTCGATCCCCATCGTAACGTGTCGCTCATCATCGCATTCGAATAACGCTTTAGCCGCTTCCTCGTTGCCCTCCAAGACTGCTGTTAGCAGCTTCTTAGCGCGGCTAACTGATTCCTCTGTCAACGCGATAGGGGCATTATCTTCCAGCCAGTAGTAATGCTGGTCGAAAACCTCTGAAAACCACACATCCAACTGCTTTTTGAATGCAGCTTTGTTCGCTTTTACAAACTCGTCGATGGGTTTGTCTCGCTCCTCGTCGTGCTCATATTCACCTAATGCTTTTTCTAGTGTCATTCTTTCTGCGCCTTTCTTAATCTCATTGTAATGTTCTTGGTTCATATCTCCTCTTCCTTTCCTGTTCCACTGCAAGCCTTAAACTCCTGGCTTAATATTCTCCAAATACTTGCAGCCACCGCTGGAACCTGTCCGTCCCCAATGGCTTCAACCCTGTGAAGCCTATGGGCCACCCCATCAGCCACTCGACCCAGTATGGGTTCAGGGTTCCACGGATCTCCTGGTCGGACACTGTCTCCCCAAGCGTGCCACGCCCCGATTTCACCCGCATCGATGTCGAGTCCGTTTTTCCAGCATGGGACCTTCTCCCGTCCGATGCTCTCGGCGTCGGCCAGGTCTTGACTGCCGTCGACAAGCCATCTCCCGACTGCGGACTGCTTCCTTTTTTGTTGTGGTTCCCGTGCTTCGTTGGTGTTGGCCACATCCTCGGAGCATTCTTCACCTGGTCTGCAAGTCGCTCTGTATGGTGGGCTTGCTGGCGCTTCCGTAACTTCTCCATGTCTGCATACGCCCCGCCCCGCCCGTCGCTTGCGGTCGGCGTTCGCCACGATCCAGATCCTGTCTCTTTTGTGGGGAGCACCGACGTGATGCGCTCCCATAACTCCCCACACCGCATCATACCCCATCGAGGCAAGATCAGAGAGGACTCTGGGACCTCCTCTTGAAACAAGGAGTGGGCTGTTTTCCACGAACACGAATCTTGGTTGAACTTCACCAATAACCCTCGCCATCTCTCCCCATAATCCCGATCTGGAATCTTCAAGGCCCTCGCCTTTCCCTGCAGCTGACACGCCTTGGCAAGGGAAACCTCCCGAAACCACGTCAACAAGACCTCTCCATGGAGCCCCGAGAAATGTTCGAACGTCGTCCCAGATAGGAAACGGCTCCAGGATTTTATCGTTTTGTCGCTGCACGAGAACGCGCTGACGGTATGGATTGTTTTCCACTGCACAGACACAACGCCAGCCGAGCGCCTTTCCTGCAAGAATTCCTCCACCAGCACCCGCGAAAAGATGAAGCTCATTCATGCCATCCTTTCTCTGGTAAAGGGTTCCCCTTGTCAATGGTCATCAGGCATTTCGAGCAAACATACGCCACCTCACCTTCTAGCCATTGGTGACAGCAACGAGACTGCTTGCTTCTGAAGTTCACCTCAGAGTTTACGGCATTCCCTGCGTGCCGTAGAGACCCAAGCGAATTCGCGCCAACTGTCCCCCCTGAACCTCTCCTCCTTGATGCTTTCAGCCTTCCCAGAGCACCGCTCCCTGCCTCTTTCCTCATATCTCTTTCCCTTTCCTTAGCGTTATTACTTGTAGTTTTCGCCTGCATTGATTTGAGCAGGTTTTTTGTCTGGCCCTTTTATATTCAAAAACCTTCCCGCAGGTTTTGCAGCCCTTTGTTTTGCTGTGGTTTCGCCATCTATAATTGGCGTCCTTTTTGCCGTGGCACTTCCTGCACAAGATCCGGATGTTTTCCGGACTGTTGTTGCTGGGATCGTGGTCGATGTGGTCTCGAGTCAAATCCCTTTTCGATTTGCATTCGAAGCACTTCTTGCCTTTTGTAGGGTAAAGCCTCACAGCTGCCCTGTGTCCCGGTGTCTTTGCGTTGCTCCTTTGCCTGTCTCTTGCCATGTCATCCTTCCTTTCTCATGTGTAGCGGCATCATGATGCCTTGGGCGTCGCAAAGCCGAGTGAGCGCCTGGTATTGCGTGTCTCCATAGGTCATGAACTTCTTGTCCTCTAGCCATTGGGCTAGTTCAGCGATCACGTCAACCGGCCCCTTGCCTTCATGTCCAGGAGGGTTTTTGAACGCAACCCATGGCTCCTCTTCTGCATTTGTCTTCCAGCACACAATTCCTTTTTCCGCCTTGAATCGTCCGCAGCTCATTTCACCTAACGGAATCCTTCGACGTTTCGGGTCTGGTCGCTTTGGAGCGTCTAGCCCACCAAATAAGTTTTGCTGTTCCATTGGACTTCTATTCGTTCTGTCTCCGGACAAGCCTATTCCACGCTAATGCTGCACGCGCTGGAGAGTCTTCAATAGGCCCACAGGCTCCACATCCCTCGCACTCAACCCAATGATCAAACGGGTCCCCTCCCGCGCTGATGATTGTGATCGATTTACAGTTTGCACACGGCAGTGTTTTTATTTCGACCTGGCCGGAGGTTCCCCCTTGTCCTCTCACTACCTTTTCCAGCTGGTCGATTCTTTCATTCAGCTGCCGAATCATCACGAGCGCCTCGTTTCCATTCATTTCCTGCAAATTTGCCTCGTGGCGCAACTTCCAGGCTACTTCGTGCGCCCCTTGCGCCTTGTCCCTTGCTTGAGCGAAAAGCTCTCTGCACCTGTTGACCACCTTAGCTATGTCGACCACGGAAAACCCTAGTTCAGAGATTGCGGTCTCGATGCTTTGCGTTTTGAATTCTGGGTCTATTTGAAGCTCTGGACATTCGTCCTCTGAACCCAAATCTCGATAGACGAGCCTTTCTGGGTCTCGCTCCGTTTTGATTTTTCTAATAATCATCGTCCACACCAGCAGTTTGGGCTGTGTTGATATGCGTCTGTCAATCCTGGGCGAGTATCGAGAAACTCGTGCCCGTCCACCATCACCCGCCGAGGAAAAGACCTGTGGTGTGCCACCATGATAAACAAGACCACAAGGAGCAGAATTGCTCCCCCTGTGAGCATTATTCCCGCCCTAAATACATGCCACGCTGATTTCACGCTTTTTTCCCTCCATGCCGATATCCTCGGCTTTTGTTGAATTCCATTTTCTCTTTAACGAGCTGCCCTATAGGGATTTCCTCTCGTCCGCAGTAGTCCAGAATCCGAATAATGGTGTCAGCAAGCTCTACGTGCAGCCCTTTGTATTGAGGCAGCTTGTCGTCCATTGCGTCTCCGTTCCTGTGCGCCTCGTATGCCTCAGCGATCTCAGTGACCATCAGCATACAAAGCTCGCCGATGTTCCGGTCTCCCTTGTCCCACCATCCGTTTGCTTTCGCGTTCGCGTAAGCCACACCGGAAAGAGCAGTCAGCATCATGCATGCTTGGCTTGTGGTTTCATCTAGCGACTTGTCTGCTTGTGTTTTTTCGTTGTCCATACCTTCTACCATTCACCTTTTCCGGCTGCTGTTTTTGCTGCGACGTAAGATCGGATCAGCCGGAAAGCCCATCGACGTCGTTGTTTCCGTGACCAAACTAGCCATCTACGCGACAGCCGAGACTTCCAGTCATTCCCGGTTGGAAGCTGCCACATAGCCATTTCCTCTCGCATCAATCGAAAGAAGAATCGGTCAACATCTGTCCGGTTCCAAAACCTACCAATGACCAAATGCCAAGATCGGTTATTCGGACGCCATCGGTAGGATTCAACGCTCCCTTTGCGCTTGATCAGCCAGTCATGAAAAAGGAAGCTTATCCTTCCCAGGTCTAAAGGGTTGACCAATGGCCAAAGCAAGCGAGGAATTGAGGCTGCATCTGTTTTGAATCCCTCAAGAATTCGCATCATGTAAAAATTGTTCCCATGAGCCCATACAACGTAGGCATTCGAATCTAGCACAAATGGCTCTAGCCGATTGAATCCAGGCTCTCTGGGATCCTGAACCCGAAGCACAGGAATGAATCGTTTCAGGTCCGAGGGAGGAGTTGAAAACAGATCCCCTGGAACAGTGCCAATGGTAAACGTCGTCATCGATTTATCTTTCAGTGATTTTGACAGCCCCTCGGTAGGGATCGCTTATGTCCCGAGCTGAAAACGGGCAAACAATAATCTCAGCCACGCCACACTCGTCTACAGGGACCTCGCAATAAAGCTGCGTCTCGTGGTCTGCAATGTCCAAAAGAATCGTCCCGTCTCCGTGTTTTGATGCATACTCTGCTATTCTCTTTAGCTGCTCAGCTGAAACAACAATTCGTCCTGAACTAGTTCTCCTTTTACGAGCATCGAATAGTGCGTCCATGTTCGGAAAGTCTCGCGGATCGTGCGGGACCATTTCGACATTTTTAGTCGTGTCGCTTTCGCGCACAATCGTCCGCCTAGAAATGGTGGCCTTCTCCCAAGTTTGAGTCAGTGTGATATCAACCTCCTCGTCCTTCCCTGGCCTTTTCAACACCTCCTTTGAGGCAGATAGGTCTATGGCCAAAACTCCAGACTTCGACCAGTCCCTTATATCTCCTCGAACAATGGGAACCCTGATCGCGCAAGCTCCGTTAGTTGCTTCCACCTTCTGCTTGATGCAGTTGACCTGGGCGAACTGTAGCGGGTTGTTTGTGCTCCCTGGCTTGTCGGGTTGAGCTTGGAACGAACTGACGTCATGTCCGACTTGCAAATAGACCTCTGCCCTTATCGCGCCTTCCTCTTCAAGTGTTTTCCTGAAATCTCCCTCCTCTTTGCCTTTGTCCATTTGCTTCAGCTTCTTGGCTGCTTCCTTTACTGACTTGCTGGGGCCAGAACTTTTCCCGCCCATCTCAACGGAAACAGTCACGCCCTCCTCAACAGACGCTGTCTGAACTGGATCGGCTGCAATTGGCTTGGGGTAATCCGCTTTCTTGGCATTGTTTTTTTTCTTGATATCGCTCATAGGTAACCTTTCCAGGAAAAGGTGCCTCAGTGAGGCTTGTGGGTCAAGCGGTAATGTGGTATTTTTAAGGAAGGCAAAACAAAAGATCCCCCTCCAACCGAAGTCAGAAGGGGATCACCCGTTGCAAGAGGCAGGTCTCATCATCCTACCAAAAAAAGAGCTGACCCGATCAGGAGTCTCACCTGAAACACAGATATCGCTGTCTCTTCCCCGCTGCCACGTTCACAGCGGGAGGCGTAATTTCGCACTCTCCGGGCCATTCAAAAGCTTCCTGGTTTTGATTGCGAGGACCAGGAACCCCGTCATGCGTGCCAGCTACATGCAGCCGTCTCGCCGGTAACAGCGAGAATTGCAAATTGGTTGCGGGTAGTGGATTCGAACCACTGACTTTTTGGTTATGAGCCAAACACGCTGACCGCTGCGCCAACCCGCAAAAACGCTCTGCTATAAAGCCCGAGCATGGCTCCGTCTCTTGCCTAGGCTATTGCGAAGGACTCGGTGGACCGAACACCAAATTAAAAAGTGAGCTCACGCACCTTGATGCAGCCGGGATGGGTTTCCCTTGTAACCTCCAAACGGAAGTGATCTGCGATCCGTGTTTTTTTTCATTCCCGTGCTCACTTCCTGACATTTACCACATGACTAGAAAGTGTCAAGTCCCTGCTACAGGATCTCCAGGCTTCCAGATACCTAGAGCCTCCTCGAACTCTGTGCCAACCGCTACACGTTGCGACTTTTCAGCCTTGCCACAAACATCGAATTTCAAGTTCAGTCGCTCGTCTCGGTCGTCTCGAGACTGCGCCTTGTAAGCGTAGCCCACATTGACGTTTTCAAATAGGTGCAGCTTAACTGAAAGCGCCTTGTTGTAGTAACCTCCGAGATCGCAGTGGGTCGCGAAATTTTCAGCAGTCACGCCGTGACACGACGTAAAGATTTCCCCGACTTTGCTGTGGTAGTAACGGCATCCCCTAACGTGGCCAAACTTCACGGATGATAACCAAAGTCCTGCCTCTGGTTTTTCAATCTGCAGGTTGTCCACAACGAGATCATTGACGTGGCTTGTGTGGGTTCTTCCTCCGTGAACTTTCACGTCCCGATAAATTCCGTCTAGCGACTCGGGCGTCCAATCGCCCTGGACTGCTACGGTACCCAGCCCGACCGTTGCCCTGCCTTTCCCGTGTTGCATGATATTACAATCCCTGACCTGCTGATTCATCAGGTGACCAGCAAGAATAATCCCCGAATTGTCGCGTCCTCCATGACCTGGAACAAACCGAATGTCTCTGATGCCTGCGTTCACTCCTAAGAATTTCGTCCCCATAATCGAGCAGGTCCCGAGAACCAGCAATGAAGGGTCTCCGTACGAACTCAAATGCCAATGCGGCAGCTGTTCAGGTCTCGCTTTGTTGATCTGGTTTCCGGAGTAAATGAAAACCGTGTTAAGGTATCCGTCTCCGTAAATTCCAGTCCTTGGCCAAAGCTGAGGAACGCCCTCCCACAAGTATTTGCCTGCCGGGAAATAAATCATGACTCCCGTGGCCCCTGCAGTTCTTGCCCAAAACTCGCTGGGAGGGTTGTCGGGCATCTCCGTCCCTTCGTATGTCGGTATCACGATCTTTTCGTAAACGTCCCGCTGCAGCTTGTGGTATGCGTTGTCCACTGCCTCTTTGCCTTCGATCGCTTTTCCGACGTCGTTGACGTAGTCCAAAATATTAAAGGTTGTATCGCCCTGAGTCCCCATCGACCCACTTGCCACGACGTTCAAATTCAATCTTCTCTGCCTCATCTATCGCCTTTCTTTATTCGTATCTCTCCGTCGACAATCTCGACTTTGTTGCCGAGTGCCTTTTTTAGTTTTCCGACAATTGCTGGATCCATTGACCTGATTGAGGCTCGTGTTGCCTCATTAAACCGCGGTCCTTTCGTTGAAATTTTTTGACCCTCCTTTATCAAACCAAGCTTGACTGCCTCCGATCGAGGAACCTCTTCGACGTCCATTTGACTATTGAATCCCCATGGCCCATAGGGAACGCCAAAGCCTCCAAACTTCGGGTTGTTTCGCGCTATCCAAAATGCTTGGTCCGACTTCAGCCTGACAGCTCCCTCGTGTTTCTTGTGGTCCGGCCTGGGTTCTTGAACTGAGCCTCCCCTGACAAACCTCCATGCAGGGTATGCATCCACCAACCGATCGTCCGTCGCTAGTTTCATCGACCCGAATCCCCAAGCCTTTCTCTGCTGTGTTTCAAAAATCAACCCAAGTCGCCTGGCGCTTCCCAGGTCCTGGCTTTCAGGAATGATCCCACGTTTCCCCCTTGGTATTCCTTTCGGGAGATCGTCTGCAAACCCGTTGCGAATCATCCACGGTTGCATGATGTCAATGAAAGCGGACTTGCTTCCGACTGTAAGAACCTTACCTCTCGGAGATTGTTCCACCGCTTTCCCTAGCGCCTTTTTCAGTAATCCTTGAAGCTTTGACAGCACGTCTGCGGATTCCACGTTTGCAGTAAAAAACGCCGATTCTCGAATGTCGACTGGGACAGACGCCCATTGCGCTGACGATAACGCGATCTGTAGAGGACGAAGCCCTGCCAGCTTTTTCAGGGCTTCCTTGAATTTCACTGGCTTAGTTAAAACGCTCATGCCGACACAACGATATCATCACGACCGGATCCGTAAATGCCTTTCAAAGCCGAAACCAATTCGGCCCTATCACCTGAGCGCAGCCTAATGATATGTGCGTTCATAATCTCTAGAGCCCATGGCGGGGCTGTCTCGAGGGTGAAGAGGCTCCCCTTGGGAAGACACCGACGGTCACACTCGCGCTCTAGATCCTCCAGCAAGCATTCAAGTCGATACTCGTGAATCGTCATTCCGGCACCTCTAAATCTGCGAGTCTTCGCTGTATATCGTTTTCCTTCTGCTTCAGTTCCTTCAGCTGCTCGGTGTAGTCGGATCGGATCTTTCGTTCTTCCTCGCTGGCGAGGGGCCCTGACGTGAGCCTGTCTCGTTTTCCTCTGATGCCGCCGATCTCAATTTTGACGCCATCAAGCTTTTGCCTGAGAGCATACGCAGTAGATGCTGCCCCACGCTTTCCGGTTCCTTCCTCTTGTTTTCCCTTGTTGCCCACTCCCGTATTCTGTCCTCTCTCATTCAGTCTGTTCCTTTTTGCCCTCCAGATGCCCGTGAAATAGCTTTTCCAAGCGACGATGCGTCTTTGCTTGTAGTCGAGCCATCCAACGCTCACAGCCTCATGGTAGGCCGTTTCCAGCCATTCCTTGTCAGCACTTAGCCTCCCATCGTTCCACGCCAGCACTTCCTCAAGGCTTGGGATTTCCGCAAAGTCCGGAGTGACTCTCGGCCCCACGTCCCCTTGCTTGCCAAAAAAGTTGGATTCGTCCCCTTTCTCGGGGGGGGGAGTATTCTTAGAGTCTGTTCTAATCTGTTCTGATGTGTGACTTTTCGTGACATCGCGTGACTCTGCGTGACTGTCACGTTTGTCACGCTCGTCGCATCCGTTGAATTCCATCTGGTTTTCGCGCAATCGTGCTCTGCGTTTTGCTTGCCGTAGACGATTCTGTTCCCTGATGTCCTGGCGTGTCTTCATGTTCCGATATTGCTCCCCCTTTATGACAAGCCATCCTCCCGTTATCCGCTCTAGGCGCACTCCTAAGTCCTCTTGGTCTGTTGCGTCTGGGTCCGGCCCCTCCAGGAATTTGAGCGCCGACCTGGCCCCTGAGTCGGAGACATTCGCTCGCCTCGCCAAGGCACTGATTGACCCCATCCGAACCACTCCGTCCTCATCCATCATCAACAAGAGTGTGATCCAAACAACTCGAGTATCGGACGGTTGCTGCCAGACCGAGCTATCCAGTAAACACTCGTAGATTTTCGTATACATATCGCTTTTCCCTTTTGCGTGACTCTGCGTGACTGTCACGTTCGTAACGTTTTGTCACAGTTTCCGTGACATTATTCAGATTGGAGCGCCTTAATATTCCAGTCTGCAGGGCATGCTTTCCGCCTTTTCAGTTCGGCTAGCAGGGTCCTGTTGACGGACATCCATACCGTCGATCCCGTTGTGATTGCGAGATGTTTATAAGCTGCCAGGATCTGCGGATGGACTCTAGTGTTGGATCCTTCGGCACTGTTGATCGGGTCTAATTGCTTCGTTTCGGTTGTTGCTGTCATATTCTTTTTTGATGTTTCAGTGTTGGATTGCTGTTTGTGGCCCATCCGTCCAAAGTCGGATCGTGGCCCCTTCCTGCTCTGGGTCCGAGGTCCAGAAGGATTTTCGTCTGTTGTCCCAAATCTGAATGTCGTTTTTGAAGACGCCCTTCTCCTGCAGAGCGTCCCAGACTGCTTTTTCTAAATTATCTCCGTCGCCGCAAGCCTGCGCCCCTGTCTGCCCCAGGGAGACTCGAGCATCCCTGCAGCTTGTCCGGAGGTTCCCTTTCGCGTCGAAATGGCTCTTAGGGCGAATAAATCGAAATTCAATGTCGATCGTAATTGGCCCCTCTTCTCCTCTCGGCATGCGTCCAGCCGCACAATTAAGTGCGATGAGTTCCTTCCAAACTTTTACCCTGGGCGTGTTGAATACATGCCGCTGTTTACTTGTCTTAGCGTTGAAGAAGACATCGTGGCGAGGCTGAGGAACGGGTCTCCCTTGAACAATGATGGTGAATAGCATATTAGTTTAAAAAGCCTACCTGAAGGACGTTAGACTCCAGGCAGGCCGCTGTTTTTTTGATCAGACACCCAGCTGCCACGGGTTCCAATCTTGATAATGAGCACTGGCAGCAAAGTCTAAATCAACGAAAAGCCCGACTGACAAACCCGAAAAAGGCATTCAAAGGTGAGCTGAGTCTTAAATTGTGACCAGGCTTTGTGTAATTCGTGCCTGATATTCCTCCTTTGATCCGCCTCCGAAGCCTTGATTGAGTCCACTTTTCGCCGAATGCTAAGCACTTCGAAAGGTCAATTCCTTTATGCTTAGTCCCTGTCTTCCGCTTGCTTCCGTTTCTAGATCTCATGCTATTCTTTCACTAGGCTCAACGATGGCTTTCCGTCCTCCGAGCACCCATCCAGAAGTCGCTTCACCTCTGACTCCAACTCTTTCCCTGCTTTGCCCGTTTTGGTTCGGACTACCTGCGTAAGCCCTTTCTTTGTGACGCTCACCATGGTGCCAAGCATGGCCGTGAGGTAGCCCTCATCGCCCATTCTGGTCATCAATGGCTCCGGTTTGATTTTGCTCCTGCCTTTTGTTTTTTGAAGCTTCCAGCCTGGTATCGTGATCTTGTCCTCCATGAGAAGGGTTTTAGCAAACGCTCTATGCTCTTTGTGTGCCGATACAGCAAGGTCTCCCAGGTTTAGTAATTCGGCAAACTGCAACGGATCCGTGATGGCTGTAGGTGTTTCAATCCTTGCCATTTCGCCCACAAGCTCGTTTCGCTCCTCGCATGCATGTCGAGCGGGACAATACCTGCAATGGTCACCGGCTGAAGCAGGGGCATAAGGGTTGTGGGCATGCTCTGCTATGTTGGCCAGGGCGTCCTCGATCGCCGGAAGGTCTTTGACTGTGTAAGAAGCCATCGTGTAGTTGGGATGCTTCAGCGGAGAAACAATTGCCACATAGAGTTTAGTGTCTTTCGGCATTCCGTGTCTCTGTGCTGCCAATACAGCCAGCGAAGCCAGCTGGTAGTTTTCGGCTGCGTGTTCGGCCCCTCTTGGCCCTGTCTTGTAGTCCGCAACAATGGCGACCTTTGATTGCTTCCAATAATCCAAAAGATCCCACTTGCCTGAATACCTGTATATTCCCGCGAAGGACTGAACTCTTGTCTCCCTCTCGGTCACTGACTGTTCCCCAGGTTCCAATTGCGGAACGATAACCCTGTCCACAATCTCGGAAATAATGTCGTTGCATTTCTCCGTTGTCAGAGCTTCGTTGTGCTCAAGGTCGCCAATGTCTTGAGCTTCTAAGGCATCGTGAATCCGAGTGCCTCTCTCTGCTGCCTCCGAACTAATGTCAGGCAGCCATCTCCCTCTCAAAAAGCTGGCTGGACATTGTGCATAGCGAGTCATAGATGACGCACTCATGAAGTTTCCTCGTTCGTTTTTCATATCTCTTTTCCTTATCCTGTGTCAATGTGGTAACAGCTGGCCTCTTTATTGTCCAGACCTCAGGGCGTCAATTCCCGCAAGCAAAGCATCTGGATTTTTGAGAACAGCCCTAAGGAAGTTTGGTGGCGTTCCGTGCGCTTCAATGTCAAACTCCTGCTCGGTCTTCATGAAAAACACAAAGTCCGACCACGAAAACCCATTGTCAGCCAAAAGCTGTTTGAGCTGCTGAACTTCCTCGGGCTCTTCGCCTGGATCCGGCAACACTTCAATGGTCTCTGTTTTTTGGTCATCCGCGGAACCAGATGGCGCTTCGTTTGGCACGGTCGCATCGGGTTCACTCTTTGTCTCTTTTCGCCTGCCTCGTTTCTTTTTCACAGGCACTGGGGTGGTTTCGGGCTCCTCCTTTGGCTCCTGGGGAGCCCCGATCTTGCCTTGAGGAATGGCTTTCTCTTCAACCTCGGATACAGACGATTCGATGTCGATCACTTCCTCTTGGGTCGGCATTCCGAGAAGAATCTCGGGGGCGTAAAGTCGACCAAACAGGGTCACGGCTCGGTATCGCAGCATCAACTCGGGCATGGTTTGCCACTTGGATCCGTTTTTGCCATACCATCCTTCGGCTTTTGCCATCCCTATTGTCACCTCTGGCCCTTCGATCCGCTCTCCAGTCTCCCTGAATGTAGCGAAGGCAACGCATCCTCTGGCGTCCCCTTCCCCACGCATGTCATACTGAACCGGTCCAAACTTCCCGCAGGTGTTTATCATTCCCGCGATAAAGCTGGACGACCAGCTTGGTTTCCCATGCACAATGTAAAGGCTCTGCATGACCATCAATGGGTTAGCCTTCAACCTTGCTGCCATGTCAAACGCCAGCAGACAGTCTGACACCTGTCCCTGGTATTGCTTGGGAACCAGTGTTGATTGCGACAATGCGGTCGCGACTCGTTGGGCCTGGTCAAAATGCCCAGGTGTGAAAATTCCCAAGCCTGCATCCATGGGATGCTTAGGAAGTTCGGGTTTGCTTTTTGCTATTGCTCCGTTGCTCATTTCGTTCCTTGTTTTCGGTTCTCTTGGCGCTTTGTTTTAAAGCGTCCCTAAAAGATATTGAAATCCACAGACAAGTCAATACCGCATGCGGTAAATTGTTAATGATTGAATCAGGCGACCGGAAGAGTAATGTAAAGCCCTCTTGGAGCTTATCGCTCTGCCCTTAGCCTGACACGCCTCCCTGGGTTTTCCTGGGGAGGTTTCTTATTACGCTCTCAACGTCCTTGTGATGAGTGTCCCAGCTGATGACATCCTTGATTTGCTGTAGCCCAGCATCGTAAAAGGACGTCATGAAGTCGATCTGGTTCCGGATAAACACGCAAGGGAGGCCGGGAATTGTCAGTGCTAAATGAAGAGGTCCGGAGTCGATCCCAATGAACCCTGACGCCTGGTTGAGAATATGCCACATAGGCACAGGGCCCAGAGGCCAGCCTTTCGTCGATCGACTATCGTTCAGCCCCACCCACCAGTAATCAGGAACAGCCCCAAACCTGTGGTTGAAATCGTAGTTTAACACGATCAACCTATAACCCATGTCCTCAACAATTTGCTGGATCTGGTAAGCCATCCAAAGCGGACAAGACTTGCGCTGCGGGGAGCTTGCTGCTTGACCGTGCATGACTACATACGGTCGAGATCCGCCTTCCATGACGTTCATCATTGAAACCCAGACCTCTGGTGTGTATCGCCTGCCCCACTTCAGCTCCATAGGCCGAACCACGATTGACTCGGCAACGATCGAAAGCTCATGCTCCAAGCAAATGCGTGTCTTTGTTTTCGGCCCAGCCTGGCAAGGCTTGTCGTCGTTCTCAGGGTAGAATCGAATGTCGTAGTGATTCCTGTGTGCCCTGCGAGTCTCGGATACTGTGACATGCGGGAGGTCTTCAAAAACCTCTGCGTAACGGCAACCCGTGTGGACGTGAAGCAGGACAGGCTTTTTCACGTGGCTTAACGCGACCCTAAACATAAGGGCATCCCCAAGCCCGTGGTTAAATGCGAGGCGCAAAACGTCGTCGTTTTTGAGACGCTTCCTCCTACGAGGCGATGTAATGACCGTAGGCTTTTGATTTACCATTTTCCCAGAATACATTTTGCTGCTGTTAAAGTTATCTTGAATCGCATGGGGCACGTGCATCGCCGGCAGGTCCAGTTGTCCCAAAATTCGCACTTCCTGCAAATCTTAAGCCTGGACTCTTCGATCTCCTTCGACACTTCACTCGGGTCGCGAACCCACCGAAAAGCGGTCCGTATCGACTCCGAAATGATTGTTGTCGTCCTAGCTCGTCGCTTTCGCTCCCTGCTTCCCCTTCTCATGGGATTACCACTTTCGATCGGCCTTCCAGCAATGAGTTTTGACAAAGCGCCAAGTCTAGATCTCCGAATGTTCCTCTCCTGTCGGGTTGCGGGAAAACAGAGAAGACGCCCTCCTTAACCATCAGCGGGAACAAGACAAGCTGACAAAATAATTCGTCAAAGCCGTAGCCGTCAGGGCTCCGCCCGAACAGGGGGCAGACTTTCCGAAGGTCCGGATGCCAAACAGAGTTCTGGACAAGCCCGTTTTTTGCGGCCCAATAGAAAGCTGCAAGTGTTTCCCGCATTTTAGCTTCTGAAACACATCCAGCCTTGCAGCCAAACTCGCTTGCAGTCACTGCGTGATAGAACACTGAGTTGCCGTCGAAGTCGTTGTGGTCGGCTTTTCCGTTGTGCGCTCTCCTATACCACTTAATATCGCTCTGGATCCACTCCCAGCCGCAAAGGCGAAACTGGTTAAGAGAATCTGCGTCCGCTACAAAGACGGGCTTGCTCGAGTCCAACCCTAGAAACCTCCACATAGCCCCGGGATTATGTCTGTTGCTGGTTCGCGACATAACCTTGTAGGTATGCCGAGACGGAAGAAGGCTAGCAGAGGAAAGCACAGTGAAAAGGAACGGGCAGATGTAGACCTCAAGATCCACATCGGGACTGTTAAAGCTTAGAATCGGGTCTAGGTAGGACTTCCACCAGCTCCGATCTGGTTTAGCCCATCCGTTCTCAACGAGGAACCTATGGTTTTCTTCCGCATTGCTGGTGGGCATTTCCATGACTGCCTCAAGATGGACAGGCTTTTCCCAAAAGTTGTGATTCTGAAGAAAAAGGGAAGTCGTGTATTTGATCTGCCGGCTACCTGAAACACTTCCGACCGTCTTGTGAACATCAAACAAAGCCACACCTTTCGCTTGCTCAATAGGCGAGTTTGCTTCTTTGAATTTGGTCAACAAGTCGCTCATGTCTGCCGGTCTGAAATAGTCAAAAAAGCTAGGGTTGCTGCTCATGCCGTTTCCTCCAGTGAAGCCTTAACTCTAACCTCCGACTCGCCCAGGAACCTCAATGCGTATGCGTTCCCAAAGTTCCACTCGTCCAAAGGGACGAATTGAATCTCGCCATTGTAGAAATGGTCGAGAACATAGGACATGTGGCATGGGGCACCGCTGATTTCACCAGGCTCAACCCATAAGTAACCGCCTCCCATTCGGCCCATGTAAACAGGAGGCTCTGTCCCGATAAATGCAGTGAATTCGCCTCGGTCGAATGTGTCCGGCCTAGAGTCTCTGCATGTCTTCTTGTAATCCTCAAACGCCTGTTTTTTCACTGGTCAAGACCTTTCCGTATGTTCGTCAACATCGTGCGAACCATTCCAGCCTTCGCTACGTCGTTCCAGCTGGCGTTCCCCTCCTTTTCTTTCAGCCGAAACATGATCTCGTTCATCAATGCCCCGCACTCCCCGATGTGATACAGAAGTTGCTGATCGGTCCCCATGCGATGCTCAGGGAGTCCATCCACATTGTATCTCTTTAGCCCGTCCAATTTCTTTGCGCTCATTTGAATGGGTTTTTTGTTTCGTTTCGGTTTCTCCATCGAAGCTTAAAGGACTCCCAGGCTTCAGTCGCCCAATAGGAGGCCATCGCCCCAAAAACCATTATGACGGTCCAGAACATTATTCCAAACCAAAGTGGGATTGCGTCCAGAATGTCGCTCATGTTAATGATTGATTTGCAATGTAGGTTTCAAAATCCGCTAGCGTAAATTCATCCCCGCTCCAGTAAGACGCAGCCTTCGCGAATTCGCGCCAACGGTTGTACTCGGTCTGAGGGTCGTCGTCCCTTGAAATTTCCGCGTTAGGATCCCAGTGTTCTGCGATGGTGTAGTTTTCGTTGTTCATTTTTTTCTGTCCTCCTTCCTGGTATTCCGACTTTTACACTTGTTCGATTTCAAAAGCATCCCAATCGCAGGCTTCTGACTCGTCTTCTGTGTCGGGGTTCGCGATCTCCCACTTTACCATATACCTAACAGGCTCGCCGTCCACATCTGTGCGGGATCGGCTCTCGCCGAGAGCCTGATAATAGCACTCTGCGGGTGCCCCTGCTTGAGTGATGTAGGCGTTTTGAGTTAAGTCAATCAACTCATACCCGTCAACAATCGTGCCAAAGTCGTTGTTGTGTCTGTTGTGTCTGTTGTGCGGGTTGTTTAATCCGTGTTTGAGTTCCATTTTTCTATCTTTCGCTTGAATTTAGGGCTGCCCCTTTTGTTGTGTTAACATTACCACATTACCGCAAGCGGTCAACAAGAAAATGGACAATGGGGAGTGTTTGTTTATCGGACAGGGACGCGAATGTAGGTTTCTCCGATCGATTCCACTCCCATTGAAGATCGAGAGTAGGATTCAGCGTCTCCAGCGGTTCCGCCAACAGGGCCAGAGCCGATCGCAGATGTTACGATGTCGCCCGTTGGTGGCGTAAGAGGAGCAAGGGTCCCGCTTTGGCCGATCGCGCAGCCTTCAGATGGCTGTGAGATTGTAGACAAGTCGGTGAAGTCCACAAGGTCGTCCCCTGGTTCGGGGTCACGCAAAAGGACGGAGCGGATCAATGAAGGAGGCTCGTAGACATACGGAACAGCCAAGCCGAGAGAATCAACATAATCCCTCAAACTGTCTGGAACAGCATCCAGAACCATCGGGTGGGGACGCATGCGCCATTCCACCTCGCTCCAGTAACAAAGGAGCTTGTCTCCGGACCCATCGTTGTAAAGCGTCATGTATGCCTCTGCGTTGTCGAGAAAAGGAATATCCTCCTGGTAAAACGCAGTGTCGACTGTTCGCAGCGTCGTCGGTTTCCTGTAGCTCGCTCCTCGGACGATATTCCAGCCTTCAATGGTTTCGATCGTTACCGAATAGACGTCCCAATATGTCAGCCGTCTGGACTCAAGGTAAACAGGAACGCCAAACCTAGAGGACTTCAGGAGGTTGATCGCTTGGCCAAGTTCCCGCCAGGTCCCTGCGTAGCACTTCGTCTGGGGGAACACTCCATAGCCCTTTGTCTCAAGGTTGTCGCGAATAGGAAGCCTGTCCTGGCCCACTCCGTTCGCGTTGACGAGCTCCATCAGCCTCACCATGGACAGGTCTCGAGACGTTTGCCCGTAGCAGAAGGAATGATATGTGGGGGAAGCAGCACTGTAGACCATTGTATCGTCCACGGTCGCCTCGTCCAAGAAACCGCCAACACCAGCCCTGACCAGGAATTCGGCATACGCCGGCAGGTCGTGAAAACACCTCCTGTCGCGATCTGTTTGGATCAATGCGTCTGCATCGTTGTAAACCTCGGGCATCAATCTTTGAAAAAAGAACCTGCACAAAAGGGAACCTGAAAAATCCGTCGCATCGTAGTCGCTGCTCGCGTTTGGCGAAACGTCCCCGATCCGATCCTCATCCGGAGTGTTTCCGTCGACATACCAACCCAGAACGCCGACCACAGTATTTTCATCGCTTCGCTCGTCCGTGTCCGTTGACAAGTAACTGGCCCTGCTTGCTGATGTGTCCGCGATCGAGGAAGGTGCACTAGCTGTTTTACGCAGCCTCCCGCGTAGTTCCACCTCGACAAGATTTTCGCTGGCTCCGACCTTCACGGACTTGATGAGGTAGGGCTGTTTGAATACCTGACAAGATCGGTAATGTGCCGAGATTCCAGAGCAGTCTCCCTCCTCAACCACGTCCAGCGACCCCGCATTGAAAATTGAATCCCTGCAGTCCGTAGAACTGGCTCCATCGGCGGTGTTTATTGGCGTGTAAACATGGGCAGCAGCTCCCCAGTAAGGCACGTTGTCTCCCTCATACCGTTGACCAGGCGTCAACTCTGTCCGAATGACAATATTCGACGCAGGGGATCCCCCTTTCCCGTAGCGGTTCAATTCCTTTCCGGCAACAGAGCCGACGTCTCCCTTCATTGACTCAGAGAGGAGGCTGCATCTGTCGAGCATTGTGCCGTAAACATTCCCCACGTTGTCGGGCTTCCACCCGCTACTCTCCGAGTCCTTGAATACCACCTGTCCACCGATCGAAAATATCCACTCGTTTGACTCCCCCTTCTCAATTATGTCTTCTGGAGCAACAATGAAATAGTCCTCCTTGACAGCAAGGTCTGTTGCGTTTGTGAAGTCAATCGTCCGGACCTCTGAACCTTTGAAGGTGTCTCCGAGTGCGTAATTCTGCCCGTCATAGGTCACGTATCCAGATGGTGTCCCAGCGGACTCGACCTTGTAATGCACATCCGGTCTGGCTGTGGTGATCGCAGACTCTGACGGAGCCAGATCAAAAAAAGCGTCTGCGTCTGAATCTCCATTTCCTCGCCGGTCAAATATCAAGACCGAATTGCCGTCGCCGTTAACCTCGTAACCCTTCAGGTTCTTGTAGGTGACAATCCGTAGCCACTTGAGGAGGAATTCTCTCATGGCTTGATAGTGCGGGTATTTCGCAATGTGCGTCTCAAGCGGGACAGTAGCGTTTGTCGGGTTGTAAATGCATCCATTGGTGAAGTATGCGGTCGAAAGCTCTGGAGCTGTGTCTACGATCTTGCCGCGGTAGATTGTAGGGCTGTTTGCCCTCGCTGTAGACATACGGATGAACAAGTCCACGTCGAAAGGCTCAGGCTTGTGAATCAATATTTCAGCCAGCTCGACATAGACGTCCTCTCCCGCTGACAGCGTGTCCAGGAGCTTTGCCTTGATGTTTCCGGTCTTTGAAACAGGCCACCAAACCATTTCAGACTCGACGGTCTGGTTGACGGTAAGGGTCGCGATCGCAACACCATCCTCCTCAATTTGAACTCTGCGGTCTGTTGCTCCGATGCTTTCGCCCACAAGGATCACGCCTGCAAACGTGAAGCTTGAATGCGGAGAGTAATTGTCGACGCCCCCCGAGTCCCCATAGGTTCCGGATGCTGCGAGATCGTCCCATTCGAAAATAGGATATTGCGCCTCAATAACCCCAAGAGAACCAACCTCCTGCCCGTAAGCTGGAGCCAGAAACCACTGGCTATCGAACATAGCCTCGTATTGGACCGTTAGGTCGACGGGTTGCCATAAAGGATCGTCCGCACGCTGGTCGGATGTCCCTCGATATTCTGAACAGAACCTCGAGCGCATTTGGTTGATCTGCTGTCCTTTCTCCCTGTTCATGGAGTCGGACGCCAAATCGATTTTCCCTCCTGCGGTTTTGTGGAACAGAGACTTCAAATTCAACCCGTTCGATTCATTCCACGTCTCCATCGATCGAGCTGCAAACATAGCAGGAGCAACCGCAAAGTCCGTGAGGTCCGAAGGAAGGATTGCTCCTCGTTGGTCTTTGCCCAGTTCCCAGTAATCCAGGTCTGTGGTCGGAAGGGCTCCGATGACTGGAGGATCCCGCAAAGGAACGTCATTCAAACGGGTGTCTTCAGCGTCAAGAGTCGGGTTGATCCCAAAGAAATACGCATTGACTGGGCTGTTTACGTTTAGCCCTTCAGGGTCGCCTGGGGATGCTGCAGGCCACGAATACTCAGTCTCAGGCAGGAGACCATAGTATGTGAACCACTCGTCTTCTGGTGGGTAAACAGTCCCTCCGGAGTCAGGGTTCCGGAAGTTTCTCGCAAAGGAGAAACCGGCAAAGATGCTTCGCCAATGCATGTCGCCAAGCCCTGAAAGGAGCCTGGCGTTTAACGCTCTAGCGACTTCGCGTTGCTGTCCGCTCTCGAAGCGCGTCCCAGAGTAAACAGGATGAACAGCGGGAAAGTAGCCTGGATATTCACTCGGCAAAGCTAAGCCCAGTATGACGCTTGCAGCACCTCAGCGGGAACAGAGTTGCCACGTTGCTTTGGTCGCTTGGTTGACGTAAGGAATGTTCCTCCAGGAGTGTGGCTCGTAGCTCGCCCGACCCCAGGCCGGACATGATATTTCCGAACCTGCTCTTGTAGCTCTCGGATTTGGTTCGGCTTTCGACCTCTGCCTGTCGGGACGCCTTGATATGAGCCTGGAGGCATGACTAGGACCCCTTGTAGCTAGGGTTGATCGGTTTCGAACAATGAATGGCTAGCCCTGCCCCGCTGGCGTCAAAGGTGATTTTTTGGCTGTTGGAGCTGTCGTTGTATGCGCCCATGTTCGCAATCTCGAACACGTGCCCGTCCTCAATGAGGTAGTCTTGGGTCGTGATCGTCTTAGCGATCGCGTCGAGCCCAGAGTCAACTGGTGTCGGAACGGTGATTTTCAAAGTCCGGTCCGCACCTCCAGTGTTCTTGACTTTGATAGCGCCAATGTCTGCGTGGTCGGCTTCAATGCCTGTTCCGGCAGTAATCGCTTGGTACGTCAGGTCTGTAACATTCAGGGCTGCGAAGTTGCTTGAAGTCGGGTCGAATAAGGCTGTCAATGCGTCTGCCATGGCTAGGTCACTTTCTGATAAAGGTTCTCGTCAAAATAATCAATCCCCCACCATTCCCGTGTGACAATAAACGTGTTGTCGGATGTTTGCTGTTTTTGGTAGGGCTGTTTATGCCACCATTTCACGTTTGAGGCAATGATCCCTGCCGGAATGATTTCACCAGCCTGAATAGCTTCACCCGCCATCCAAAAAGGAGAAAGCATTTTATTCACATTCGCGTCAAGGACTGGGTAGTTTGAGTCGTTGAAGTCTGCGGAGACTGTGATGGTGTTAGTGATCACAAATCTAGGCTCGTAGAAAACCTCCACCCCTCGGATGTAGGTTAACGCATACTTTTCCGCTCGAGCGTCTAGTTGCGTTCGAGAGAATCGGCTTGTATTCAGGACTGCTGCCGTCACCCCATCGACTTCAAACAGCTTTGCCGACTTGATATCCTCTAGATCGAATCTGCTCGTCGCAAGCTGAGCGGTGTAATGCTTGTCGATTTCAATCTCAATGAATCTGGCCCACCCTGGAAAAGCAAAGTCTAGCGACTGCCCTAAATCTGAGGCGACCAACGGCACTTCGTGCTGGGCCCCTAATCGGCCCCAGGTCGAAAATAGGTCGATCCCGTATTCCACGACAACCCGATGGAATGGGGCCCCGAGTTGCTGCTTTGTTACGGTTAAATGCCCCGGGAAGGACGTCGTCCTGTTGTTGTAGTGATAGAGGCAGTCCGCTGGTCGCCCCTCGTATGTGACGGTCCTTCGGGTCCCCTTGTGGATGTTGTAGCTGATCGTCTCGTCCACAAAGACGAGATTGCCAACCTGATACTGGGGCCTGGATACGTAGTAACCCATTTTAGCCGTTCTTTTCTACTGCGGTGGCAGTCTCCCTGGTGTTTTCTGCGATCCTGCGAAGCAGTGAGACCTGTTTTTGCATTGCCGTTTGACCTGTTGTTGCGCCTGGCGTGACATAGAGACCAGCCCTCGCGAACCCATCCACAGCCTTCCTTTGCCCTAAAGAATCCGCCAACTCGTCCAGTCTGTTGGCTTGGCCCAGCCGTTTTGCGAGGTCGGCAGACGATGCGGCAGACCGATCTGTGCGGGTTTTATCAAGCGCCTCTTCCTGTCCTATCAGGTCGGCGATGGCGTTAGGGCCAAAATCCTTTGCCGATTTGGCGAGCCCTTTGGCCAGCTCTCCAGTATCCGCTCCCGGTAACGTGAACCCGAGCCCGAGCTTTGCCCCTTCAATTCCGATTCGCATCAACCCTTTGATGCCTACGGCAGCTTGAGACATACCGTCAAACAGTGGTGTCGCCATTTTAGCGGCAGCCTCGATCGCAGGAGTGAACGAGCCCTTGATGGAGTCAACAAGGTTGTCGAACGCAAGTTCCAGCCGGGCAACCGATTCATTCATTGGATCCAAAGCGTCACCGGCAATGACTCTTCCCTCTTTTCGCGCCTGTTCAGCAAAGACGGAAAATCCATTGGCCAAAGCTACAAACACCTCCTCACCTTTTGGTCCGAGCGCCTCGATCGCCGCTCCTACCTCAACCGCGGTCATGCCTCCCTCTGCAATCTTCTGGTTGATCATAGCGAAAAGCTCGGCTGGCTGCGCTCGTCTCACTTCGTTCAGGTCGAGCCCCATTGTTCTGAAAATAGAACTGTCACCTCCCTGCTCTCTTGCAAGGCTCAAAATGGACTCCCGTATTGACTCGATCGACGTTCCTGCTTTTTCGGCAGCAATACTCCAAACCTGGATTTGCTCGGACGATGCCTCAATCGACTGCGAAAGACCTTCGACGGCCCTGGCTTCAGCTAAGAGCTTCTTTCCGAGCCCGACCGTAGCGAGAGCCAACGAGACGCCCAAAAGCCTGCGACGGGCAAAAATCAGCAGGTTTGTGAGCCCTACAGACTTGTCCGTCGCTTTGTTGGTGTTGTCGAGCTGGTCTGTCAGTTCCTTAGCGTCTCGGATAGCCTCGTCGCCTTCACTGACAAATTCGATCGTTACCGGCACGTCAGCCATCTTTTTGCGCCTCCTTTGATTGCTGCATTCTCAGCCCTCTGCGCTTCTCGATGACAGCCATCGTCTCGTCGTCCATCATCGGAGAATCCTTGCTAGTCATGGCGTTGTAAGCAGCCATTGACGCTATGGCTCCCTTCAGCGAATGGCTGAAGATCTCCTCGTGGCTGCACCCTAGTTGAGCCAGGACAAATTGAATCGAAAAGACAGATGGGATCGATCCGCCTCCGCTGCCGCCCTCTTTTTCCCAGCACTGCAAGCCGGTTGTGTGGTACCGCCAAAAGTTAACCAAGTGGACCAGGTCGGAAGTGTATCGCGTCTCGCTTTCCCGGTATCGAGCAGCGTCAAGCTTTAGCCAAAACTTCGTCGATCGAAACTTCAGAGAATCCTTGGACTTCCTCCACGGACGGGAAAGGACCCATACGGCAAGCGCCAATGACCCAGGCTTCATCTTCCTGAAATCTCCGACGATTGGTGACTCGAGCCGGGACAACAGCATGAAATGCCCGACTGTAGCCTGCCGCAGTTTCAGGTTTCCAGTCGGGCCAGGACCAGGGTCGCAGGCGATAGCATACTGTTGGTCCAGAGTCAGCATTACGACATAACAGCCAAAGCGACTGCGTTGCCTGCCGTGTGATCAGCTGTGCTAGCGGATCGGCGCGTCAATGTCATCGTGCCTTGGCGGAATTCATTTGTTGCCCAGGTCCAGCTTCCTCCCGGTTCCACATTCCAATCTCCGTTGATCTCATCATTTGGAGCCCCTGAGATGGTGATAACGGTCAGAGGCTGAGGCCAGTAAACAGCTCCAGCCAGTGCTTTAGTGTCCGCTGATACCACAAGGTCGACGGTCAGTTGCCAAACTCGCTCTGCAAATGCTCGACCTTGTGTTAGGCCGTCAGCTGCGATCGCATTTTGAACTTCTGTGATGTCGGTCATGGTTCCGCGAACGATATCAATCGCAACGCCTGCCCCGCCACCACCAGGAAATGCCGCAGGCGTGATGGTTCCACCTGATCCAAAGGTCATCCCTTTGCGTCCGTATGTGCTCATAGTTCTCTAGTCCTCTCGTTGACGTGTGCTCGCACTTTAAACGCGACCACATAGGTTAATTGCTGTTTTCCCTCTTTGCTTTCGACTCTCACGTCCTCGCATTCCCCGGTCCATTCAGCAGGAGACCAATTCCTAATTCCCTCCGTGACAGCCTCCATGGCTAATTCAGCTGAAAGCTGAGTCCCTAATGCACCCCTGTTCAAAACTGGGGTCTCTACGATCTCCACGATAAAAGGGTATGTCTCAACGGGAGCCTTGTAAGAGTAGTTCCCCTTGCGGACAAGTATCCCGAGCCCAACCTGCTGAATCTTTATGCTGACGGCCTTCCTCCAGTCTCCCTGTGCCGTTGTGTCCACGGGAACCACCAGACTGTCGAGGAAGTTTGAGTCCTTATTTGGGGGAGATTTAATAGGGCCCAAAGCTGAAAGCCTTGACGCAATCGCATTCTGCAAAACTGTAAAGCGAGATGTCATCCTACAGCTTCAGTTTTGTGTTTGACCTGAATTCCAGTCGCTGCCCCTGTGGATCCTGGCTCGCTGCTTTCGGGAGCCCATCGTATTCGCTTTTCCGAACACTCCGGAGAACCTCTTCCGCTCGATCAAGCAGCCTCTCCCTTGTTCCGTCAACGTCAAGCATTTGGCCCCCCAGCCTTCCCCATAGCTTGTATGGCAAAACGGCCAGCCCGTGCCCTCTCAGCACTTTGGGGATCTTCGGGCTTTCGTCCAGGTCATAACCTCCGGAGGCCATGTCCGCTCGAATTTCAAGTGCGATCTCCTCGACCACCTCTGTCACAATGTCGACCACAGGAGGCGTGAGCATGAACTGCTGACCGTTGCTTGTGACGAGCTGCCCCTGACTAGTCGTCAAATAATCCCCTGGCTGAAGCTGAGTGTTTGCAAGCGTCTGCAACTCGTCTGCGGACAAAACGCGATAAGCGTCGTCGGCTGTCAGCTCTATCCAATCGGTCGCCATGTCAATAATATCTCCAGGATCTGTTTAAGCTTTTCCGTCGAGATCAAACCAAAGGCCCACGCAATAAGGAAGAACCCGCCGATCGATGTAGCAGAGACCGGTTTCCAATTTGAAATAAGGATCGTCGCGAGGGTTGCCGATATTGCTGGACGATCTGTCGGTACGACAAAGGATATAAAGTTTTCAAAGTTTCCATCGTTATCCCTTATGACTGAGACCGTGACTTCTGCCCAGAAGAACTCTCCTGGATTCTTACGGTTGTATCGCTTTTCCAGAGTGTATCCATTAGGTCCATTCGGGAGTAGACACGCATTGACGCAGGCTTGATCGCCGTCCCGGTCCGCATCGTGCGTGAGATCCCACCAGGTCCGGTTCTCTGGCCACTCCGGAAGCGCATAACCAAAGCTCTCAGCCAACGCGCGATTGACATAGAGCCACTCATTGCCCCCGCCTACAACAGCGATTCCAAATGGAGCTCGCGCTACAGCATGCCGAAACACTTTGTCTGGAAGTTCCTTTTTTCCCACTCTTCACAGTTCTTAGCTCTTTGGCTCCACCCGGGGCGGTGGTTCAAGTGTTCTCTTTGATGCCTGCCGGGCCCCTTTTCGTAGCAAGCAAGAATGTGAGTTTATTCGACTGCGCCTGCCGGCCGTGTTGCTTCAAGTGCTTTCGCGATTCGATCCAGATCAGACAAAGACTCTTCAAGTTTGGTCAGCCTGTCTTGCAACTCTTTCGGCAGGCTGGCTTCAGCATTAGGAGCAAAGCCTTGAATCTTCAGCGCGGCATTCAGACCACCCGTGAACGCTTCAAGAGCTTGGCTTTGTGGCGTTGCTTTAGCGCCTTCCGAGTTGAGTTTGTAAGTCGAATCGCCCCCCTCTTGAAACTGCTCGTCGACGGAAAAGCCAGCCAGGTCCATTTTGTAACCAGAAGCCCTGATCTTCGAGTCTCTCTTGACCGTCTCAGTAATGACCTGTGACCCATCAACGGCAATCGTGGTCGTCTTTGTGGATTCGTACGGACGCGACTTGGAAGCGCATCCGTTCACCAATCCGGCGATAACGAGACACAGCACCGCCAAGAATACGAAGATGGCTGACGATCGGGCGTCCCTTTGATGTTTGCTTATCTTTGTCATGCTCTGGTTTTGGTTTCTGATTCACTCGGGCTCGAAACTGTCTATTCCTTCACCGTCGCCGGATTAAAGCTCGGTAGGCGTGTCGTCGTCGGCAGCGTCGAGCCCTTCGAGGATCTCTTTGTCGCTCGGCACGGTGATTTGCACTGCCTTGTTGTGATTGGCAATAGATGCCTTGATGCTTGCGAGTAGATCTGTCGCTTTCTCGGCTGTGGGATTCAGGCCGAGCCCTTGCTTGTATTCCATCCGCTGCTTGAGCGGCTTGAGAGACTCAATCAAGGCGTTGCCGGGAACGCGGTTTGCTGCTTGTGCCTCGACGCTTTGGATGAGGCTTAGAACGTAGTCAGTTTTAGTCATAGCGTTATTCGATTTCGTAGACGAATGAGAATTGGAGATGAGAGGTGTTCGTGAAGACCGTGTTTGTAATGATAGTGGTTCCCGTTGCCCCATATTGGTGTAGGTCGAATGTGGTGTTATTGTTCCCCTGAACGGCCATGATCGCGCCAGTTAGACCGGTCATAGCAGACGCTCTAACAGCATGGGCAAGCGTGTCTGCCGTCGTGTTCTTGCTGGTAAATGGCAATCCTGAAATCGAAGCATTGCCTGTATCATCTCCCTTTGAAGAAAGCAGGAGTCTAGCGGACACAAACACGGTTTTTTCATCTAGCTTACGCCAGTAGGCTTCTTGCGTTGTGTAAGTAGGTCGCGTTGTGACTTGAGTAGCGAACTTCAAAACCGGCGCCCAAGTCCCGCTCACCTGCGGCTTTGTTCGCAATGGCGTCACGTTGGTTGCGGTCGCGTTCAGCTCGTTGGAGCTAGCGTCGACGATTGAGCCATCGGACTCAATGTTTTCAGGCAGCAAGGCGACGACACACCCGATGAGCCTAAGAGTGGACCCGTTGGAATACGTCGTTGGAGTTGTCCCAGTTGCAACGAATTCAACGCCAGTAGCGTTAGATCCGGCACCTACGTTCGTAAAGTCGTCTGCGCTTACGTAGGTATCGATTCGGTATTTCTGGCCCACAGTTAGTGTGCCGCTGGTCTGGGTGCTATTATCGGACCATTGGTCGGTCACTTTCACATTCTGGTCAACAGCCTCTAGTGCAATCTCAGCATCGCTTAACACTCGGTTGTAGTGCACAAAGCTTAAAATCTCTGTTCCGCCGTTGTCTTCGTCGGACGTGCCGAGGTTCCACCTAAGTGTCGTTCCTGTCCCTGCGCCCGTGGCAACGCTAGAGCCTTTAACGCCATCGACAAAAGACGTTAGACCGTCGTTTGCGGAGTCTACGCGATACGCGAGACGATACACCCTCCCGAGTTCCACAGCTCCCCCGAGAATATCGGCTAAGCTATTAAAGCCGCCGTCGTAGTGGTTAAAATCAATTGTCCCATCAACCTCAATCTGCATCGACCCGTGAGATGAACTAGACTGAGCCCCACTCAGTGTGAGCATTGCAAAGCTTGAATCACTAGATGTTGGCAACGAGTTGAAACGAACGCTGACGATAGCGGTGAACTCGTCTTGAATCGGGTTTGTCCCTGGATAAGCCACACCTGGAGCTAGGTATCCGTTGTTTCCGAGAAGAACGGCGTTTGAGACTTGCCGCGCATTCGTTCGATCGTTGACATCCGCCGTGCGGTAGTAATCGCCAAGCGCGGCTGCTGTGTCTTCGTCAGTGGAGCCGTCGAAGTGGTTGGAGACCTTGCTTGCGATATACCAAGCGGATGACCCTTTAACTATTAAGTCCCCAGCTTGAACGGAAACCCCATCGATCTCTAGCGATCCCGCTCCCTCTGCGATCGTTCCGTCGGCTACGATTCTGTATTTATCACCTGTGGTTCCTCCTGCGTCAGACAGGACTGGGTCAGTGTTGTCGATCGCCCACGTCCCGAGTGGAGCGCTGTCGTCGTATCCAGCGGGAAGCTGGCCAAGGTTCAGGATTCCGCTTGCATCAAGCGTAGCAAGACGGACGGACGTCAGGTTCGCGTCAGCGATGACCCTGGCGGACGTCAAGAAATTCAGGACGGTAGAATCACTCTCCCCTCCATCCCGAAAAATCATGAGACTGTCAGTCTCAGGAATTGACGTGATAGTGGGTAAGTCGAATGGTGCAATTGGTGTTCCGGCCATAGCGCAATTATGTGTTTGGGATCGTAACGAACATCGGTCGCCCGTCACTCGTGGTCAAAATCTTTCCGCTTGAAGTTCGGAGGAAACGGAGATCCTCGCTCGTCCTCAACGGGCATCCGTCACTTGTTTGGATGGTTCGCCCGTCGCTGGTTGTCAAATATCGATACAACAAGACGCCGACTCCGAGCACTTGCCCGTAAAGTCCTCGCCTAAAAAACCTAGCCAGACCAGACATGATTTATGGTGCCGCCCTGTCTACTGCGTAACCGTATCCGTCGCTCAATGCGATGGCCGTAAATTCAAACGGAAAAGGTTGCCCCGCTGCCAAAGCAAAGCCAGAAACGGACCCCACAAAATCTGGGAATGTCCCGCTTGATATTGTCGCACCACTGCCGCCAGCGACGAACTGAAGGCAGTCGACGCTAGACAAAGGAGCCGTGTCAGTAACGAGCCGACCACCAACCCTTCCACCGTTGCGGTTCAAGACCTCAAGGATTTTCAGTGCCACTTTAGGGACCGAATCTGTGGACTCTGGCTTAGTTGTCGTGATGTCTGAATCTGCCATGGCTTTAAGTTTTACTTATTCAAAGAGGGAGAAGGCAGCTTGACCTCCTCCCCCTAATCAATCAATTCCCTCGGATTAGCTATCCGCAGTCGTGATTCGTCGTCCAGCGATCGAGGCCGTTACCTGGATGTCCTGTGACCAATCAACAGACACAACGTCCGAGTGAGCAGGTTCATCCCGGTATTTCCGGACCTGAGCGATTCCGCCTCGGCCCAAGGTGAACGTCTTTGCGAATGAGGCGTCCATCTGGTTTGCATTCTGTGAACCAAAAAAGATGTAACACTCATCACCCACCAGCTGCACCTTGTCCTCTGCTTGGCCGAGCCCGTTGTTGTCCTGGACCATTGTTCCGATGTAGATCTCAATGGCAGGGTTCAAGGTGATCAGTCGAGCCACGCGGCCAGGATTCAACTCCTGCAGGTCGGCCCCAGGCATGCGTCCAAGGACATTGGAGTTGTGAATCAATCGTCGCCAAGCGATCAGCCCAAAGACGATGCGGTTTGGGAGCTGGCCAATGTCCGTCGCGATCGCTTCGATCTGCTCGTCAATCTCCTGGATCGGGTCATTGCTGTTATTCCCCCAGACCCCTTTCCCAGCTACAGCCGTCACGGCTGCGTTCACAGCGGTTACGACCTCAGACTCCCGTGAAAGCCGAGCGCCGATCGTGAGGTTTTCGACTGCCATCCGTTCAATCCCGAGAGGGTCACCGTTGCCGTAAGTGTCCCGCTCTTGGTCGTCGATCGCATGTTCAAGTCCATGAGCTTTGCAGTTGTAAGTCGGGTCCGTTCCCTCGAAGGTGATTCGCGTCGACTGGCCACCGACTCCACGCTTGGTCTTGTAGACCTGGAATGAAGACTTTGTGTCGAAGCTCTTGTACTGGCCAATCGCACTCTGCACGATGACCGGAGGAGCCAGGGCGTCTGCGACTGGCGTTGTGTTGCGCTGGGCGACCACTCGGGAGTAGCCAGTCAGCATTGGGTTGTATGCTCGTGAGTTTCTCATCTCTTAGATTTCCTTTCTTGAGGTTCTAGTTGGCTTCTCTCGCTTATGCCTCAAGGACAGGGACGATCGTGCGAGCCCAGAAAATTTGACTGTTTCCGGCTGACTCCAAAGCAATCCCGCATACAGCCTTGCCGGACGCTGCGAGTTTGAATGTTCCGTCAGTGTGAACAGCGACTCGACTGCCGGCGACAATTGCTCCAGCGGTTGAATTCGCTTTAAACTGTGCCTTGGCTCCAGAGGCGAAAGGAACGATGGTGTCGTCCTCTCCCGACAGTCCGCCCTCCTGGATAACCCCGAAGGCAGTGAGTGCTGTATCGGATGTGACCAGCGTCGAAACGCCAGCATTAAGGCGGACAGCTTGACCTGCCTTGTCTGTGTGGTCCGCCCCATTCGGGAATGCTTCCTGGGGCTGAACGATGGCTTGTGCTACTTGCTTGCTCATGATCGTTGTTTTTCTTTTCTGTTTGTGGGTTTCAGCCCGAAATTAGAGTCCCGCGAAGAGTGCTGGACTTTCTTGAGCGCAGGCCAGGTAGGCCGTCTCGGTGTCGACGTTGTGTTCCGCAGCGTATTTGGCAATTTTTTGCTCAATCTGGTCTGCGGTTGCTACCAGCGGTTGACCTCCTCGGTTTGGCTGGTCGTCAGGCGTGATCGATCCGGAAGCCCTGAAAGGGGATCCTGATTCGGTTGCAAGAAGCTGCTCTGCCAGGTCTGGAGCTGCCTCAGCCTTCACACGAAAGGCTGCAATTGCCTTCTCATCCCTAGGGGCGACAATTCCGCGCTGCGCTGCTGTCGCGACGATCTGGTCCACTCGAGCTTTGGTTCGCTCTGCCTCAGCAGATTCGAACTTGGCAAGCTTGGCCTTCAGTTCCTTTTTCTCCTCATCATCGTCATCCATGCCCTGCTTCTCGTCAGCAGGTTTTGGTGTTGATTCACCCTCAGATGCTCGATGTTCTTTGAGTGCGGTTTTGACCTCGGTTGCTACGAGCGCTGGAAGCGTATCTCTAACAGCGGAGGCCACGATCTCTTTGATTTCTTCAGGATCCATGTTCAGTTCTCTTTCTTCTGCTTGTACGATGCGCTCGTTCTCCGCGAACGCTGGCCGATTTGTGAGCCCACCAAGATTTGCTGTGGATAAGCCCGTGACACTCCCGCCACGATCAGCCGCGAAGCAGGGAGAAAAACGTGTAAATTCTCGTCCTTGAAGGGCCTTCGCCCCTTTAGATGTCCACTTAACGAGTGCTCTGATTCCGCCCTTCTGCGGATCTGACCCAGCCCAGTAAAAGCTTTCGATGTGGCCGGCAGCTCCAGCGTCCTCGTTGTGATTGAAGTCAATGAAAGGGTCGTGCCCCTTTTTCCGGATCTCCTCGGCCTGAGCGTTCAGCCGGTCCACAAGGGCAGGGCCAACGTCGACCGTCAGCTTGACGCCTCTCCCTGTGGCAGAGTTCTTGGGCTGAATGTCGTGCCTCCCTGGTGGCATCCATTGCACACTTTTAGGAAGGTCTTCGGCTTGGAGTTCCTCGCCATCAGTAGCGAGAATCCTTAAGCCTAAGCCTCCGATACAGCTGACAGGACCACTTCGACTGCTCCGTCGTGCGCTGCCTGATTGATTTCCCGGTTTTCGGGTAAGCTTCCTGGCCATGGCTCTTGTTTGACTTTCTCTTTCAGTAGGTAGTAAACCTCAAACCGACCGCTGTCGGTTGAGGCAAAAAACTTGTTTCCGTTGATCTCTACGAAAAACAGCTCGATTCCGGTCTCTCTTTCAAAGGGACGGACGAACTTCCCGTATGATTCTGGGTGCAGAGGAATGGCTAGATGCTTGTGACGTTTGGCTCTGATTGTTCCGCCTTCAATCTTCTGGCGGATGGCGACGTGGGTGATCTCAACCTTGACCTTGCGCCCCTCCCTTACGGGACCTCGAATGGATCGAGCGACGTCCGCCCAAAAGTTCTGCCTCTTCCCGCCCAGCCTATTTGGCTCTTTCTGGTTTTTCGCGCGGTAGTGAGACTGCAGAAGGGCTTTGACACCGTTTCCAGCTCCGAGAAGCGCGAGTTCAGGCTCATCCAGGAGTTCGATTAACTCCAAAAGCGGTGCCTGATTCATTTTGACATTGATTCGCACTTGTCATTACAGGAATGGGTAAGGAATGACTTTTGGCAATCCTAGGCTTGTTTCGAGGGGTTTATGACATTAAAAACCCATCTTACATGCCTAAAACACCAAAGAAGAACGGTCGCCCCGCACGATCAACTCAAGTCATGAGCTGCCGGGTTCCGCCCGAATTCAAGAGGACATTTGAAGCTGAAGCTCAGTCCAATGGACTATCGAACGGCGACATGCTGGTGAGCGTCTACAATGAACTTCAGGAGGCTCTAGGGGAAATCAGAAACCTGAATGCCCTTATTCAGAATCCTCAAGAATAGCCTCTGCACCCTTCGTTTTCTTGATCCGCTCCGCTACGCCATTGACTACAGCAGCCCCTTCTATGGCTTCAAGATGGCTCGCAAGCGCCTCTTTATTGAGGTCGTCAAACATTCCAGGGACCTCGTCAATCAAGCGTTCTAGTGCCGCTTGGAATTCGCTGTCCGTGGTTTCCTCCTTTGCTGCCAGAGCGAATAGAGCCCCGATTTTAGGGCGAATGGGTGCCAGCCATTCAGCATTCACTCCAAGGACATCTGAGATTGCAGAGTCCAAAAGCTTGTTGTCCGAAGGCGGAACGCCTCCACCCGCTGCAGAATAGTGGAGTATCCTACTCTCCGTTGCACTGGTTCCGGTGAAGTCTGGAGCAGGTGGAGACAGCTGAACTACCGTTTCCTCGTCCTTGTCAGGAACAGGGACACCGTGACGAGCGTAGAATGTGCTTTTGCCGATAGGAGCGATTCTCGTGAAGATTTCGTCCCTTTGAATCTTCTCCAAAGCCGACCCTGATTCTGGAACCTCAAGGCGCATCTTAGGGCACTCATCTGTGTTCCCGTAGTTCAGATCCAAGATCGCAGGAATGATGCTGCTGTTTACGACGTCCGATGTCCATTCCGTCACCTCGACCAATCTATCCATCCTGATGGATTGATGAACGTCCCCGAGTGCTCTTGACCCAGAATCACCCACGTCTGTCGTGAGGGTTTGCCCCAGAATTAGAATGTCGGCAGACCGGTCCCTGCGGTCCAGCAGAATGCTTTGAGGGTTTTCAGATGCCGATTTGGTTGATTCTAAAAGGTCAATCTCGGTCCCTTTTGGGACGACCGCAACGCCAGCACTGCCCATTTCCTCTAGAGCATTCATGATCGCCCACTTCTCGTCGTCGTCCGCTCCAGGGTCGTGCCTGGCAACTCTAAACGGTATACCGAACAGTTCAGCGTAACGGACCAGCCATTGCCGCGAGAAGATCCCACAAGCCCACCACCAAGCCAAAGCACGAAAAAGCCCGTAACCCATCATGTTACCCGATCGGTTCTTGAATGCAGCCAGGACAAATTTGTGTTTAGGAAAAGGTTTCCAACCGAGCCCGTCTTTAAGGTTTCTCAACCCGAGATGCGTTCCTCTTGGGTCTAGCCCATAATAACGAGGGTCCACCCATCGTGTTGATTGTGGGGCCCAAACTCCGTCTTTAAACTCCCAATCGATCTCTTGAACGCTTGTCCCTTTCCCTACTGCGTCAGAGATATCGTAAAGCATCCCTCTCATGCCATTCTTGTTTGCAGCGACGTTGGACTTCATTTTCTTGAGCAGGTCCTCGACTAGCCTCGCCTTCTCTAGAGCCGACTCCGTTGGTTGCTCGTCCTTTTCGGCGTAAGCTTCAACAGCCCAGGTTTGACGGGCAGCGGCATTCCTGAGCTCGTGAATGTTCTTCATGAGCCGATCCCACGTGTCCTCCATCTTGCAGAAAACCTGGTGAGCGGATTCAGGGTCGCCGGAAAGAGCAGCCTCCAGCATGTTCTGGACTGTTCTCGGGTCGATCTCCTCTTGAACCATTGTCCCGAATCGATCCCACTGCCGATCGGGAGCAAACGTCCTTCCTGGGCTTGCTTTTGGCGCAGGCTGTTCGTTTTCAGATGTCGCTTTGTTCCCCTGAAATACGCCCCATGTGGATGGTTTAAGAAAATTCATGATCTAAGCCTTCTCGCTCTCGTTATCAAATCGGATGCCCTTAATGCGCCTTTCATCGGCCCTTGGCGGACTAATTGTCGACACAAAGCCAAAGCACAAACTCCGTCATCGTGCAAGCCTTCTGGAGCCGTGAAGATAACTCGTCCCTCTTTAAATTCATAGCAAAAGGCTTCGAGCTCCAATTTCAGTCGCTCATCGTCGTACTCTATCTGCCCGAGCTGCAAGTCGTTTCGAAGCCCGATCATGATCATTTGCTTAGACGTTGCCGAAAAACGGAAGCCTTCGAAATTGCCTCGAGTTGCGATCAGATCCGCTACCACTGGATCGCCAACTCCAGTCTCGTCCACAAGGGTTGGAACCCTGCCGCATACCTCCAAAATGCGCTGCTTCGTTGTTGGCCAATCAAACTGGAATCGCTCGGAGACGACAACCTGCCCTTGTCGATTGCATCCCACTATCCACGTGTAATCATGTTTGGATGCAAGATCGACGCCAAAAACATACGGTTGCCGATCTCGAACAAGCATGCCTGGTCGGTAGTATCTCCGGACCACGTCCAGGCCGAACGGGTTCCCACCGTCGTCCGCTGGTATTCCTTCGTATTCCTGCCGGAACACGTCCTCGGGAAGCTCCCGCCTTGCTGCCTCAATCTCGTTCGGATCAATAAACGGGTTGTGGATTGTCCCTCTCCGGAACGATGCCCACTCATTGTCTTCCGAGTCTAAGGATTTCCCCTTTGCAAACAGCTGCATGAAGTAGCCAGCTGCCCCTTTTGGCGTTCCAAGGAACCAAGCGCCTCCCCTGTAATCCGTTAAGGTCGGTCGGATTGATTGCTCCCACTTTGCTTTCAGGTCTCGAATGATCCCGGCCTCATCAATGACGACTCCATGGTATTTGTAGCCTCGCCCAGGGTCGGGCTTGTCGCAGGACCAAAAGTCGATCGAAACCCTTCTATCCGATCGGAGGTAGACTTTCTTGGAGGATCGATCGACTTGAAAGGTTGGAGACCGGTCGAAGTAGGTCGCCATCTCCTCGAACTGAGGCTCGAGGTATTTATAGGTCGGAGCAAACCAACCGAAGGACGCCCTGTATCCGAGCGCCATAGAACCCAGGATGCCGCCAAAGGTCGACTTCCCGAAACGACGACCACAAACAACGACGTTGTGGCGTCGTTGCCGGTCGTAGATTTCCTGCTGGCCAGAATGGAAGGCTGGCAGGTCGACAGTGTTGTCTTTTAGCAATCGCTACGCTTCTTTTGTTTTCGGCCCAGGATTCGGCCTGTCTGGGAACGGTATCAGGTGCAGCGGCACTCCGTCCACCTGCTTCCCGCTTGCGTCGACGTGGCGAATTGTGACGTCCTGGGAGCCTTCTGGCATTTTCTCGCTCCAGCCAAATTTGCACTTCAGGAGGAACATGAGCACCTTGTCATTCTTCATTGCCCGAGCATAGACGTGCTGCAGGATCTTAATATTCTGTCCGGCTGAACCCTCGTTGTAGGCGTGGACAAAATTTCCTTCACGTGGAGCTTTTTTCATCTCCCTGCGAATGGTTCGCTCGGAGACGCCAAAAAAGGTTGCCATGTGCTCGTAGGGAGCACCGCAGGAACCCATGGCTCTTACTTGAGCCATGTTCCATTTCGTTGGCTTCCTGCCGGAATTACTGTTTCCGCTCATGTATTCAACTTAGGATTCTCACCTGTCGCGTCAAAATATCTTTCGAGGATGACCGCAACGTAACCAGGGTCCAGTTCCATGCCGTAACAGATGCGCCCTGATTGTACAGCTGCCATCAGCGTCGTTCCGGATCCAAGAAACGGGTCATAGACTGCCTGGCCTTCGTTCGAGTTGTTTTCGATCGGTCGCTTCATGCATTCGATCGGTTTTTGAGTTGAGTGCGGAGTCTTCTTTGTTTCCTTCTCCCCTCCACCAAATGCGTTGTGGTTATCAATTTGCCAAACCGTTGTTTGCTTTCGGTCTCCCGCCCATTGACCTGTTCCTCTTACCACATACCAGCAAGGCTCGTGCTGCCAGTGATAGTCGCCTCGAGAAAAAGCGAAATGCTGCTTCACCCAAATAATCTGAGATCGAGGAGCAAACCCGGCTCTTCCAAGTGAGTCCATAACAACGCCAGCGTGAAGCGCCCCGTGCCACACGTAAGCGATCGCACCTGGGAACAATTGCCAGGCTTCAGTCCAGTCCGCCCGATCGTCGTTCGAAACCTTGCCAAGGGATTTTGCCCCATGTTTTTCCCTCCAACCAGGGTCATAGTTCACCCCATAAGGCGGATCCGTCACCATCAGATTTGGCTTGGCTGCGCCCAGGAGCTTGCTTACATCCTCGGCGCTTGTCGAGTCCCCGCAGAAAAGCGAATGCGGCCCCAGACTCCAACGCTGTCCTCGTTCGGTCTTCCACTTGGCTTGGAGTTCCTTTATTTGGTCGAGCTTAGGCTCAGCGTCGACGTCGCTCTTTTCAGGAGCATCCAGTCCCAACTTGATTTCCAGCTTTTCATTGATTCCTGCAAGCTCAAGGTCGATGAACGGTTGAATTTCAAGGGCCAGATCCCTTGTCTTGCCTTTGTTCATTTCGGCCATGTCGTGAATGAAATTGTCCGCCATCAAGTGGGCATGTTCTGCCGCCTCGTTTTCGAACTCCTGCTCGTCAACCGGAACCTCTTCACACCCTGCGAGCTTAGCTGCCGCCAGCCTTCCATGGCCACAAACGATAAATCCTGACCTTTTAGAAACTGTGATCGGGCTCCGCCATCCGTTGAATCTGATCACTTTGGCTAGAATCTCGATCTGCTCGTCTGTGTGATCGTTTGGGTTCTTGGGGTTTGAAACCAAGGCCCCAGGGTCAACGAGTTTCGTGTGAGCGCAGTGTATTTTCATAATTCTTTTTTCCAATCCCATCCTATCAACAGACCTTTGAACGGCAGCTCGCCATGCTCCCTCCGAAACCAATCAACCATCTCTTCCCAAGAGCCAAACCCATCAGCCTGCGCGAATCTTTCGAGATGGAAACCAACGCCCGTCGCCCACTCGTCCCCTGATTCTGTTTCTTTAAAACTCACCATCCGAGTGCTCACCGTGACGAATCTGACTTTTGAAATTGTGAACTCTCCGATTTTGATGTGCTTTGACCTGTAGGGCAAGCCCTCCCATTGCCGACAGTCGATTGTATTTCCCTCCGATGGCATACGCTTGGGGATCGGCCTGATCGTTTGCCGCTTGGTCCCTGCTCGAACCTTAGCAGCGAACTGAGGCTTGAACATTTTAACGAAGCGTCTTTGGCTTTTCATAATCCTTTTTTACTCATAATGTCCTAGTAATTACTCGTCATTCTTTGGGGCATGGATCTCGGCATATCGGGCTGAAATGGATTTGGCGCATCCGTCGCACACCTGATATTCCACATCGCCCATCCCGCGCGGGTCGACGTACCAAAAACCAACCCATTCATTCGGGTCGGTTCCTGGAGTCGTTACATTAGCTGTCTTGGCGCACAGGTCACATGTGACTTTTTCGATTTTAGTTCTCATCTCACTTTGATCTTTGTAAATAGCCGCCCTGGCCTGGTTGTTTTGCTCGATCTGTTCTGGTGTTGGAGCTTTGTTATGTGAGTTCATCGAAGTGGTTATCCAGTAGCTGGGCGAATTCTGGGGGAGTTGGTTTGTCTAGTTTGCTAAAATAGCCTTCAATGCCGCTCTGAGCATACCGAACAGGTTTGCCACAACTTGGACAAAACTTATACGTATCAAAGTCAGCTGACCCTGCCTCCCACCCGCAATCTGATTTAGATTGCCCCCTGAATGGTCCCGTCACTCGCCACCTGCAAACTAGATCACTCATACCCACCACTCCTCAAATGCTTTTTCGATTTCGCTCATTTCTTGATCTTCCGTTGAAACATTTTTCCGATGCCACAACCAAACTCCGCAAACGACCATCCAATAATCCATAGGGAAACGAGAACAAATGTCGCACGCTTACCCGTGTT